GTCAAAGCTAAAGAAGAAAAAGCTAAGGCTGATAAAGCCATATTAGTTGCTGGAAAAGAAAAGGCAATTATCTTAAAATTAGCTAAAGCTCTTAATGTTACTGATGAACAAGCCAAAGCTATTCGCACTGCCCAATTAGCCAAGAAAGCTAAAAAGTAACTTAAACGTTATTAAATCATAGTAATTAGTTTACTACTAGCACCTGACCCCTCAGGTGCTTTTTATTTGCAAAGAAAAAGCCCGCTAGAATGCGGGCTCAAAGGATTCTTGATATTTAATGTCTGCTATGTAATGACCGATTAGAATTGCTTCTGCTATGTCATCTATAACGTCAATATTATACATTGTCTTTACTAACTGAACTGCTCTACGTTTTACGTCATCACGCTTACCAGTGATCTGGTAGTGACTACGCCATTGAACCGGGGCTATAATTCTATAGTCTAGTTTAGCGCGTTTTGCGGCGACTGTAAGCACTCCAAGTAGCATGGCTAATTTTTTATATGTTTGATAGTTATTTTGATATTGAATATCTTCCATAACTATATAGTCAGGTTTCCAATTAGCTATCATTACATCATTTACAACTTCAAAGATTTTTGTAATTCTGAAGTCAAAATTACCGTTAAAAGTAAGTAGGTGATAATAAACTAACTTGCCATTATCGTAAATAGATAGTCCAAGTTTTTCTGTTGCGTTATCTAAAGCTAAAATTCTATAACCAGTTTTTTCTGGTGGATAAGCAGTTATTTTAACTTCGCCGCCGTCACACTTGGGACATCTAAAAGTATCTTTTCTAAAGGAGAAAAGGTTTGTTTCTAGAACATGTTCATTTTGGCATTTAATAACAAAAGGACTTCTAATAGTTTCATAGTTTTGTAAATCTAAAACTATATAACCTTTACTTTCTACTTCATCAATAACCTTTTCTTCACTAAGCTTTGCCATTAGCGGACTCCTGAGGTTCTTTTTGAAGGAACATTTCAATCGCTTCAATTTCCTCTAGTATTTCCGCAAGCTTTGGGTTCAAAGTTAAAATACCTATTTCTCGTTTTCTTTCTTCTAGCATATCTTCCAATTCTTGATTGGTAAATTTACTCAAGTCTAATTTCATAATATCACCTCTAGAAACCTAATAGGTTTCGTTTTACAGAACGTTGTTGAGTACCAGTCATTCTGTTATATATTTCTATTAATGCTTTAACATCTTCTATGGCTGAGTGGGCTTGATATGTTAAACCATATCCAGCCGCAATAGATTGTTGTTTGTAAGAAGGAGCTCCGCTTGCAGTTAGCATTGTTGTCGGTGCCTTAACTTGGCGCGCAACTTTTAGCGTATCAATACTTTTTATTAAAGGCCAGTTTAGAAAATGAAATGAAGCTTTTGCTTTAAAGAACTCACCGTCAAAAGCGTCATAATTATGCCCTACAATTGCGTCAGGGACATATTCTTTAACGAATTGTATAAAGTCCTTAAGAACTTCAAACTCGCCTCTACAGCTCTCTACTTGCGCATTAGTAATGCCGGTAATCTTTTCTATTTCTTCTGGAATTTTTTTATATGGTTTTATATACTCATGAAAAGTTATAATTTGTTTTTTCAAGTCAGTATTGTATAAGATAGCCGCAACTTCAATTATTGAGTCCCATCTTCTATCAAAACCTGTTGTTTCTATATCTACAAAAAGTAGCCTCATAACTCTTCACCTCGTTTTATTGCTTCCCCTATTTTGATTAATGTATCCTCTTTCTCGAAGTTGTATGTAAACTCAACCACTTTCTTGAAGTTAATATGGGTTATGTCAATACTATTGTCTCCCCATTTTCTTGTTGTATAGGGTAGAATTTCTGGATATTTTGTAATAACATGTAATAGAAAGTCTACGCGAGGAACAGACCATTTTATAGGATTGTTTAATATTTCTTGCCAACTAGTTTTAGTTCTGTTTGTTAGTGATAGTAACATCATTTCTATGTAAGAAATATATGGTGACTCTGTAGTCCAGTTCTCCATCATATCAAAGAAAAACCAGTAAGGAGTAATCATTCTATCTTTTGGAGTTTTAATGATTACGTGTATTTTATTTCTTTTTGCATAGTCAGTAATCTTTAATAATCTCTTTAAATCTTTAATGCCATTAGTTTTATCTTTCCAATGGTCATAGATAACTGCTTTGATTGGAAATCCTTGAACTTCTATATGCGGATGCAATTCTTTAAACTCTTTAAATTTATCTATGATTTGTTTAACTTCAGAATATTCTGAACCAAAGTCATTTTTGAATTTAAATATTGTCCCACCTTGGAAGTGTAGGTTTTTAAATTTAGACCAAAACCTATCTGTTGTAATTCTTTTTAAACTAATAGGATGAGCAAATGCAATATCTTTATAGTCTTTAATTAAGTCAAAGTACTTTGTTAAGTCTTCAATACTTAAGTCCCAAATGTTTTCATCTACAATATAGGTTTTTTGTTTTCCTGATACTGCGGCATTTGTAGCGTCTTGCCAAACTGGAAGAAACTTAGTGCCATCGAGCATTTGAATAATGTGTGCATTGGCATATGCGTTATTTTCAGGTACTTCGTATAAAGAATAATCGGGCCGCACCATCTTCATTTCAGAAGTTAGATCCCAATGATTATCATAAAAGTCAAAATCTGCTCCAACTAATTTGATATTTTGTTTATCAATGTATTTTCTAGCTGGAAAAGGCGTTGCTTTCTTCTCTCTTATAATATACAACAAATCATACTCAAAAGTCAAATGTTCGCTTTCTTCAACAAAGTTAATGATATCTCCCTTTTGTTTATGAAAGGAAGATATCTTTTGTGCTTTATGATTAGGTATAAAGCTTTGTTTATTAAACCAGTCCATATCCCAAATTGTTATTCTCATAGTTTTTCATAGAAGTTTTTAAACTTCCCACCTTCGATTTCAATTTGTAAAATAGGTGCCGTTCCAACTTCTTTATAGACTTTTGGAATAAACATATCTCCACGCTTAATTCCAGTAACCATTAAATGAACTCCTTTTTTAAAGAAGCTATCTTGAATTAAATTCTTAGTGCCGTCATCAGCCACAGTTGATAGAACTTGGTCATACTTTGAAAACTGGGAACGATAAACCTTAATCATAATAATACCTTCAGGAGTTGAAAGCGTTACAGTGTGCTTAAGCTTATCTTTATCTAATACGGTTCCTATAATATGTCTAATTTTATATTTAGGAAAAGACTTGCCGTCAATATTAAATGTTCCGATTACATCATCTTCTTTTATATTTTGTATAGGAGTAATTTCATGATGCATTGTTTTAGCCACGCCATTTAATTCATGACCGCTATGATAGAAGTTTAAAGCTTCTAGCTCCCATTGCAAAACATTACCTGCGGCGTACTTGTTCCATTCTTCTTCAAATGCTTTCTTATTATATTCTTCAAGCAATCTATCATGGTTTTCTACAATAAACTTACGAACATTTTCCATATGCTTATCATAAATCTTTTCCCACTTAATAGCGTCAATTGCCATAACTATTTCAACTCCGCGTTTGATGTTTTCAATATCTAAACCAAAGTTGTTTTCAAAATAGAATTCCTGTGCAGATTCATCAAGGACATAATACTCTTTAAGTTTGCTCTTGCGAATATGCTTAGTAAAGTTAAATACTCTTTTTTCTAAATCAAGTTCAATAGGAAGCATCTCATATTTTACAAGCGACATTATATTTTGTAAAGTAATACGATTTTTCTTGTCATAAGTTTTTAAAATAAAGCTTTCCATAATCTCTTCACGAGGCCGCATTTCAATTTTATCAAACGCGCCAGATTTGATTAAAGATATAATTCTATCTTTGCTTACTAAAGTTCTCGCTCCTGTTTTATTTAACTTCTCAATAAAGTTATCAACAGAAGTATACGGACGATTATTAATGATTTCTCTAATTAAGTCATCACCAATTCTGGAAATACCTTTTAAACCAAACCAAACAACGTTCGCCTCTGAGTCTGGAGTAAATCCAAACTTAGCGCGATTAACATCTGGCAACTCAATCTTCATGCCGAGTTCAGTTTTAAATTTACCGATTGCTGCGGCGACCTTACCATATTGAACTTTATTTGCTTCACGTTTATTTTCATCGTCTTCTTCAATTTCTACTATACCTTCTTCTATAAGGTCTTCGTAATCTTCTTCATTAACCGCGCCTGCGTTTACAGACAAGCAAGCAGTATTCCAATAAATGACGGGGAATTTGTAGGCCATATTCATTTCTTGTAAAGCAATAGTCGAATAACCCATCGTGTGTAAAACACTAAATGAGTAACCAGCTTGCCGCATAACTTGAACACTCCAGACATAATCTAGAAGTTTCTTTCTTGTGCCTATTTCTTTTCCTTTTTCATAGAACATCTTTTTAATTTTATCGATGGTATCAAACTTCTTTTTAGCGATAGCTTTACGAAGACCGTTAGCTTCAACAACAGAAAAGTTTGTAATCTTTGGGTCCATAACAATCATCATGATTGATTCTTGAGAGTCTGCAACTCCAGATAATGGCTTAAGATATTTTTCAAGTATCTTAACTTCATCACTATTGATGCCGCTATTTTCTAATTCTCTATACCACATAACTTCTGAGTTTTTAAACTTAACATAAGTATTAAGTGGTAACTCAGCGTTTTCATCCTGCGCCATAAGCCTCATTAAAGAGTTTGCGATAGCAAGTTGCGAAATAGATTGCGGCTTAATTGACCGCATTGCTTGTGAACCAACGCTTGTGTCGAATTGGAATAAATCAACAATTTCTCCGCGACCTGCCATAGCCCACATATTGGGATCTTTATATTCTAATTCTTTTGGTAATAAATATTTATCATAAGTCGCTTTAAGATTTCCTTGCCATTCAATTTTGCCATCTTCTAAAAGAAGGTTCATAGTTGTGCGAAGTTTATCCAATGCGTTAATAGTTAAAAAGTCGTATTTTAAACCACCGGCATATTCAGTATCTTCTAGGTTATAGGCGGATACTAAAACACCACGACTAGTTTTCATTAACGAGTTGTGCTTTGTAAAGTCTTCATTAAATGCGATAACGCCAGAAGCGTGAACACCTAAACGAGTAATAAGTCCTTCAATACTATAGGCGAGTTTCCATAAGGATTTTTCTCTACCCATTTCTTCTTGAAACTTAGCAATTGCTTTATGGTCTTCATCTCCATACATACATTGGTCAAGAGTCCAGTCAAAGCCTCTTTCGTTTGGAATCATTGAAACGATAAATGATATAACATCATCATCAACGTTAAGTGCGCGACCCGCAGTACGGATAGCTGACTTAGATTTTTCAGTACCGAAGGTGCAAACGTTAATAACGTCACCACCTATTGAGTTAAAGTATTCTTTTACTTTATTAAAAACTCGTGTTCGTTTGCTGCCTTCAGTATCAATATCAATATCAGGAAGTTCTGGGCGATCTTTATGAATGAAGCGCCAATAGGGCATTATAAGCTCTTGGCGAAGCGGATCTAGTTGGGTAATACCTAAACAGTAGTTAAGTAAGAAACCGGCAGCAGAGCCACGGGAAACCCCTAAAAGAGAGTCTCCTTCATCCCATATGATGTCAATCATTTTAGCCATCGTAACAAAGTATTTAGATAATGGTTGTTTGATTGTAATAGAAGTTTCCCAAACCTGTTCTAACTCATCGTTAAAGCGTTGTAGGTATTCTTCATTGAAAACATTTATCTTTGCGACGAAGCCTTCAAATATTTTATATATAAAAAATAAGTCTTGAGTTTCTGTAGCGTTTAGATAATTATGAATGTATTTATATTTAGTGGGGATTTGCAGTCTTAATTCACTTAGTTTATTTTCTATGTCTTTAGTGATTAAAACTGGAACTGTAGGAACAACTTGAGGACTTTTTAAGTCATAGGTTTGAACAGAGTCAGCAATACGAATAGTATTTAGCCGCATCTCTTCAAGCTTATCTTCTGAAAAATAATTAAGACGTTCAAAGATTTGTTGTACGGACATGACAAAAGCAGACGCATAAAAGTTTTCCGCGTCTCTATCGCCATTAGATGCTGAGCTAAGAAACTGAGCATGTAAATCTTTATCTTCTTCGTTTAAGTAATGTGCGTCCGTGGTAAAAACAAAAGGGTATTTACCCCAGAAATTATCAACCATGAACTTATTATAAGCTATTTGTTGTTCGTCCATAGATGGCTGCACTTCGATAAAGAAATTATCTTTACCGAAGAGTTGACCCATCTTTTCTAAGTGAGCAGCAATATCGTCCAAAGCTGCCGCACCATAGGAAATAAACAGACTGCCGGTTACACCACCTAAGCAGGCTGTTGTTGTGATAAGATGTCCCGGGTTTGAACCAATGACTTCTTTTAAATCGCTTCCATACGTTGGCGTTCTCATTACACCACGAATAAAAGAGCGTGACCAAGCACGCGATGAAAGTTTGCGAAGTTGTTCATGTCCTTCTGCATCTTTTGCAAGCAAAAGAACATGATAAAACTTTTCGCCTTTTTCATAGTTTTCAGAATTTAAACCTTCTCTTGTAAGATAGATTTCGTTTCCCAAGATAAGCTTAAAAGGTTTGTCTAAATACTTAGACTTAAAATGTTGAACTGCTTTTACGTGACCAGATAATGTATCATGGTCAGTTAACGCAATGGCATGTAATCCCTTGTTGAAAGCACCATCTATTAAATCGCCAACTTTATTGATACTATCAATAACTTTGAGATTTGAATAGTCGGAATGTGCGTGCAAACTTGAGTATTTGTTTTCTGACATTTTTTTCTCCTTTTAAGTTTATACAATAATTATAACATGACTTTAGATAAAAGTCAAATTAGTAGTTATTTCTTTGTCGTTCGATATTGACTTTAGCTTTTTGGTTATAAGCATAAATGATTTCAGTCCATTCACAATTAAGTGTTTTAATTGTTGCGGCCAAACCAGTTAGCATTAACACCATTGGTGGAAGTTGAGTTCCAGCTGTAACGCTTTCAGATACAAATCTAATTACATCAATTTCTGGGTCCATAAACTTTTCAAAGTTATCATCCATCCATAACGCTGCTTGCGCCTGTTTGGTTGGTTCAAGTAAAAGCATATAAGATAAGAAGAAAGCAATAACGTCTGCTAGCTCATCAAGAATTCTATCTTTCTTTGGGATGTGTGAATGTTTCCACCATTTCCAAGTTCCAATTTCATTGAAGAGTTCAAACAATTCAATATGCATAGCAAGAGTGTGGTCTTCTTTAGTAGGAGCCGTTTTCAGCTTTTTCATTACTTCGTCGCGCACTTCCATTTGTACTTTTAATAATTCATCTAATTTCCAATTAATCATATTTCACCTCTAAATTAAATCAGATTCAGCGGACTTTTCAAAGTTGAAATTGTCCATAATAATCTGAAGTGTTTTTGTTCCATTGAACTCATTGTATTGTGCTCTACCAATAATCTTTACGCGCAGCTTTGGATTAACATCCACAAAAGCGTCTTCTGTTTCCGCAAACAATTCTGGTATAATTTCTTTAGCATTGAATTTAATAAACTCAATATTGTTATAATTAAACTTCATTGTATTGCGTTCTTTACCAATAAGATTAATCATATCTCTTGTAATAAAGATTTCAAAAGCGAACTTTGGTTGTGGTATTCCCATTCCATATAAGTAGTTATATTTAGCGAAGTCTGTAAGAATGTCGTGAGATATTCTTCTGCCGCGCAAAATTGCGTCTACTTCAATTTCTTCTGTACCAAAATCAATATCTTTTAATTTATCGTTTAAGTACGCTGTTAATTTTTCTAAATCGTCTTCATGAACTCCAACCCCAAAGGCCATATCATGACCTTCTGCGAAATGAATTAAACCACTTTGTTGAAGTACTTCTCTAAATGACTTAAATCCTGGTCGCACATTAGCGCGAGCTGAGCCATAGAAGTAATTTTCTCCATCAATATTTCTTGGTCTTAATAACATTGCGGGTTTTTTATAATTCTTTACAATGTCCATTGCAACTAAGCCGGTCATTGTTTTTGGAACGGTGACATCATCATTTTGAGAACTAATAACCGTAACAACTGTGTTTTGGTCTAATTTATCCTGTTCAATAATACCGCGAATAAAGTCCATTGATTTTTCTTTTTCTTTGTTTTGTTGATTACGAATATTATAAGCCATTCTTGCAATCATCTCATAGAAGGTTTCTGAACTTACATTTCCTTTGTATTGTTTTTCATAAGTTTCATCGTGATTATATTCTGTGAAACCTTGAAACAATTGCTCATTTTGTTCTACCGTACCTACGCGAATTACCGCATTGATAAGAGGTGTGATATAAAAAGCAACGTCAATTTTATTAGGAAGATCAACTGAACTAACACTATAAGATTGTTTTACTAGTAAAGCTTTAAACATGGCGTTTTTAATGGTTTTTAAGCCCGTAGCGATGAGAAAATTATTATCTAGGTCCCGTGTATCCATCATGTCAGAAATGAGCCCTAGCGCTGCTAAATCAATATATTCTTGATGATGTTTATTATCACCGTATTTCTTGCTATAACATTGTATGACTTTATAAACCATACCCGCACCACTAAGAAACTTATTTTTAAACTTTGGCGAAAGTTGATTGTTTACAACTATTGCGCCTGGAACTTCTTCGTAAGTATCAACTAAGTGATGGTCAATAACTAAAACCTTTTTACCTTTACGAACAAGCTCTTTTTGCTCATCAATTTGATTTGAGCCGGCATCTGGTATGATAATATATTTTGCATCTTGCGGCACAGAATTCATTACAATTCCGTGTTCTTTTCCATTATGCACTCGGCACTTAATTTGTGCCGCAGGATAAAGGTCTTTAAAGTATCTATAAAATATTGAGGCAGATGTAAAACCGTCTACATCGCTGTCAATCTGCATAAAAAACTTTTGATTAGTTGTGAAACCTTCATGCAAGGTATCTACTAATTCATGTACTCGTTCAAGACCTTCATAGCTTTCTTCATCGTAGATTGACGGTTCCGACAAGAAGCTTTCGATCTTTTCAATTCCAAGAGACCTTAAGTAATCCTCGATAATGTTTCCACTATCGAGGTTTAAGGGTGTCTCTTTTAATTTATAATTAAATTTATTCATTATTCACCTTATAAGTATATTCTTTTTAGCATTAGCTGTTCAAACAATTCTTTACCTTGATCTATTGGAGCATTTTTATGCTCTAGCACGAAGTCATAATCGACTATAATGCTTATGTTAAAGAAGTTCTTAGCGTACTTGAAGATTTCCATATACTCATTTAATTCTTTCTCTATTTCTTTATGTGATTTATAATCTCTATCAAAACCAAGGATAATATTTTGTACTCCATATTTCATAAGTAGCGCCACATGTTCTTTGCTTAAGTTGCGGCCTGAAACAGCCACCGAGATATTATTATCGCCATAAAGACTATCCATCTTCATAACGCTTTTTTCACCTTCAAATAGTATTATTGTTTGTAATCGTTGTATTGCATTTTTATTAACATCAAGACCGTAAAGTATTTTACTTGTTGGATGAGCTAAATACTCGCCATTATATTTCACTGGCATATATTTTGCTTTTGCGTCTGGGCTTAAAAACCTACCACGCACACCGACAAGTTCTTTATTATCTGTATAGTAAGGTATAACAATGGCATTTGATATTGTATCAAACTTGATGCCGTACTTGACTAAAGTTTCCGGAGTAATTGCTTCAGAAATCCAGGGTGTAAGATAGTTTAAATCAAACACATATCTATTCATAATATCTTTAGATAATACTTTTAAAATAGTTGGATCATCTTCCGGGTGATTGTTTATTTCGTATAAATAATCTAATTGTTCCCGCACTCCATAGTATTCATTTTCATCTATGCTTTCGTTATTGTCTATACCACATAATTGTATTGCTTTACGCAAAGAAATTTCTTCTCCTGCAATTCGTCGCATTTTAATAATTAATTCAAAGATATCAAACACTGCGTTGCACTCTGTATAACATTTAAACATGTTATTTTTTTTGTAATAATATAACTTCTCACTTCCGTGGTCGTGAGTTGAATTATGGCATACCGTTGAGTAGACAATCATAGTATTATTTTCTCTAGCAGATTCAACCCCATGGTCTTTTAGAATTCTTTTAATGTCTTCTGGCGAGAGCATCTCGCGATAATCTCTAATTGATTTCGCCATCGTCATCACCATCTTTCTTAGGTTGAGTCATAATGTCTAATAGGTCAAATTCTTTTGTATCGTATTCAATCTTATCATAGTTTTTAAGTATATTGTGATTGAGACCGGTTAAGAACAAGTCTCGTGTTCTACAAGTACCGTAATCGAAGTATCTAAATAGCTTTACGCTAGTTAGTTCACCACGACGATTTTTATAAATATCAGTAACCACATTCGGTATTTCAATACCAGCGTGTTTACATAATTGTTCTACGATTTCTTTTTCTTCAGGAACTTCTTCAAGTTTTACTGTAATCATACCTACGTCAGCCTTATCAGCAATAGCCTTACTACCGCGAATATGGTTAACATTTCTAATCATAGTTTGCTCCCAGCGCTCATTTAACTGAGTTGCTGACTGAACGAAGACATCGTATTGTGCCGCAATTTCTTTTAATGTATTTGACAACATCATAAGTGCAACGTCTTCACGAATCTTGCTTTGTTGATATTCAACAAGTAAACTAGGACTGGTAAAGATATAATCATAAAATATAAACTGCACATGATTTTGAAATATGTGCTTAATTATTTTAGCTCTAATTAATGCAATAGAAGGGTCTGGTATTACTTCAATAATAAAGTTATTTTCATATTTTTTAATTAACTGTATAGCTTGTAATATCCTTTGCTCTTCTTCAAAATTAGCATTTCCATATAATATTTTTCTTTCATTAACACCACTAACATAAGCAAGAATTAGTGTTTGTATTTCATCAGCCTGTTGCTCTGTAGTTACAAACAAAACAGGAGCTAAGTCATCTCTAATGACAACTTTATCCCCTTCAATTCTTGGTAGTGAAATCGCACAAGCATTGCCAACCATGAAGCGAGTTTTACCGTGACCTGATGGAGCGCTATTTATATACATTTTACCGAAGCGAGCTCCGCGCACAATGTAATTGAAAATATCGCCTTCAAGTGGTTTGCCAACTTCTGGTCTTTCTTTTAATTCTTGATATAATTCAAGAATGCCTAATGCGGCCTTTTGAGTTGTAGTAATAGCTCGTGATACGAAACTATCTTCTACCTTATTAACTTTCTTTAAAATAGTCTTGACAATGTCATCAACTGTAATGTTGTTAAGCTTTTCGCTTTCTTTGTCAAGGTGCATAAAGTCTACTTCTGGATTATAGAATTCTTTGGTTTCAATACCTGCTTTTTGCAAGTCTCTTAAAACGGTAAACTTTTTTAATCTTTCATAGTAAAAATTAAACTTACTAGAGTCCATACTATCAATGAAGGGTTGAAGCCCTCTAAGATATTCATAGCCACCAGCAGATTTAAATACTTCATATTGTTTATTAAATTGACCAATGTAAAGGTCAATATCTTGCGGTGAAATGTTTTGTGAACCTTCAGCCGCAATATTAGCGATTGCACCAAAAACTATTTTGTAAAATTCATTATCAAAATCGTTAGTTGTGAGTTTGAAATTTTCTTGGTCATGGACTAGCTCCGGATTTTTAATTAACCCAGCGATAATCATCATGGCCGCATTTCTGTCGAATAGTGCTTTTGACACGACCACTCACCTCTGCTTTCTGTTATAAATTCTCGATGTCTACTATATACCTACCACTGCTAGGTTTATTTTTTCTTGGCTTCACCTTTATAACTTTAGTGACTCCTTGAGTAATTTTTTGTGCCTCTTCTTTTATGCGGGCACGTTCGATAGCTTGAGAGCTATAGTAGCGTTGTGCTTCTTCCATGACATAGGGAACTATACCTATGCCCTTTCTTCGGTCAGGCACCTGACCTTGTACTTCAACATAATAAGCAACCGCACGGGCAATATCTTTTTCAGAGTACCCGTGCAGTTTTTGGAATTTAGTAATTTGAGCATCAATCATTGAGTTAATAGCGTCTACACCGTATAGCTCGCAAATCAATTGCTCTAATTCTTTCCTTGTCATTAAAGGTTTACTTTAATGTCTAAAAGTTCTTGTTGAAGTATTTTAAGTTGTGGTTCGTATACTTTACTTGCTTGGCTAAGTTTAATTTCCGCACCCATAATTGTAATTATTTTTTGTTCAACAATTTGAAATGCATCTGTTTCTAAAAGCTCTTTAGCAAGATTAACTACATCAAGCCTTAATTGTTCAAAATCTTCTTCTTGAAGTTCATGTAAACTGTATTCTTTTTCTTGAACAGTTACAATGCCTTCAACTTTCTTTTGTTCTTCAATTGCTTTCTTCATTTCTGCTTTAAGGTTATCATAAGTAAATTCAAACCTTGTCGAGAAATAACGAGAACGTGTTTTAGTTTCAATTTCTACTAATTGGTTATAAGCAAAAACTGTTTGGTTTTCAGTAGTTAAAGCACCATCTGTATTATCTTTATATTCTTTACGAACATAGAAAATAAAGTCCGCTAAACCTTTAATGATTGCGGCTGGACGCTTATCGATATCTACTTTTGATTTAATGTTGTTCTTTTCTTCAATTTCGTCTGCGTGTGCAATTAGGACTAACCCGTAGCCCATTTGAGGAATAGATAGTATTGATTTTTCAAATTCTTTACGAATCGCTCTCCAACCTTTACCGAATCCAAGATCACCAGCATCAGTAACGCCGTATTGTCCTAAGACATATTCCATACATGCGCTGTAAGCTAAGGTAACTGTATCGACTATAATTGTTTTATAAATAGAACGAACTTCATCTCTTTTTAATTCTCTTAAAAATTGTTTGAAGTCTGACCAGCTTTGAATTGGCTGGGCTTGAACACCGTCAATAAACTTATAACCGATTTCAAAAGCTGCTAATAAGCTACCTTCGAATCCTGCGGCTACTGTTGTTTTGCGTGTACCTGCTTCACCATAAAATAAAAAGATTTTATCATGAAGACTTTCCGAAATAATATGTGGTTTTAATTTAGTCAAATCCATTTGTTCACTCTCCTGTTAATTAGTAAAAGGAGCCGCTTTATTAACGACTCCTTTTGTGTTTGGATTAAAGTAAAGACGTTCTTGGAGTCTTTGCTGGTGCTGGAGCTGCAGTGGTTGTTTTACCACCTGTGGTTGTTTTACCAGTTGTAGCTTGACCTTTGGCCGCATTTTGAATTGCGATACCATCGTCATCATAAGCACGAGTAAGTTCTAAGATATCTTGTGGCGAATAAGCGCCTTTGTCTAATGGTTGAGAACCGGTTTGAATAAGATAGTTCTTATATGTGTTGTGATAAACACGAGTCGATTCACCAAAAGCTGTTTTTTCAGAAACTTCAACATCTTCATTGATAATTGAAATATTGCCACGAACACTAACGGTCATACCTTTTTCGTATAAGCGTTGAATTGCAGTAACAGCAGTTTTGTTTTCTTTAGCAACCGTAAACTTAACTAAGTTTGGCTTAGTGTTATTCCAGTTTGCTTGAGCTACAAGCATTTCATAAGCAACTAATTGACCATCTTTAGAATTCTTTTCATAAAGTGGCTTTACGATATAACCAGCAAATGAGAAATCTGTTGTATCTTTTTCGCCAGTATCAGCTGCCGCAACATAACGTCCACGATTTACAACCGTAGAAACTAATTGCGAGTTTTGTGTTGAGAAGAAACGGCTTTCACCTAATTCTCCAGATACACGAACACGTTTATTTAACAGCGCGCCTAAGTTGGCATACGTGTCAAAAAGCTTATTTCCTGTTCCGTCTTGTTTGAACTTATTAGAGTAAAGTTCGACTTCGGTAAGTTGTTGTCTTCCGTCAATTAATGATTTAATGACGATTTTTCCAGAGATAAAATCCTTACCTGTGCGACCAGAAGTTTTGTTTTCTAAATTTACTTCTACTAAGTCACCTACGATTTTAAAACTGTTTTGTTTGGCTAATTCTTTTTCTGCGTTCATTGTTATTCCTCCATAGAATAATTATAGGTTTGTCCTATATATTTTTTGTTGATATTATTCAGCGTCAACTGTCGCTGCGTCTACGTCGAATGTCTCACCTTTAGGTGTAAGGTTATATGCTTTATATTCCTTGACGACATCGACTCCGTCTGTAGAAATCGTTCTTTCGGTATCAACCTTTTCGATCAAATCATTCTTCACTAATGAATTCAGAACACCGTGAATTCCTCGTGGATTTAAACCGACTGCGGCAGCGATTTCGTCACCGAAGTATTGGCCGTGATTAGCTTGTAAAAAACTAATAACGGAAGCTGTCTTTGCTGTTAGCGTAATTTTTTCCATCTTTTTTCCTCCTGTTCTCTTTTTTATATTTGCTATTTGATAAGGGGCTCTACTTATCCTTTAGCAGTAAAAGTATTTTCTTTTACATAATAAGTTTACCATAAAATAAAATAAAAGTCAATTTCTACTAACCAAAATTGATAGTTCATTTAAGCTTTACAAAAGTAAGTTTTGCATCTTCACCGCACGTACTACAGTAGTAGCCTTCTGCTTGTTTTTTGTATACCTTTGTCCTACGAAATATATAATGTCTATTGCTACACTTATGACAATCTGTATAAGCAACAGCCCTGTTCATAGCCGCGACTTCTTCACCTTCAGTGGATTCAGCATAAATTTTAATAGAGGTGTTAGTTTTGACAGATATCTCTCTAGCTAGCCGCATCCAGTTATGGTCGTGTGAATGTTTATTTCGATCTAATGCGTGAGATAACTCATGCATAATTGTATTTCTAACTTCTTCTGGTCCATTATTTTCCCAGTGAAATTTTGATATTTTAATAGTATATCGATCTCCATTTCTGACGCAAACCCCCATTGTTGATACGGAGTTATAGTTCATACTAAATGATAGATTTGTTGGTAGGTCATATCCAAGTCCAATAAGTTCATCTCTACACTCAATAAATAAATTATAGGTTTCTTCTGCTGTCATTAGTGACTCCTTTAAATGAAAAGACTTTTTTCTTTTCTATACTATAATTATAGCATATACTTTGAAAAAAGTCTAATTTTATAAAACTAAATTAAGCAATCCAATTTAATTGTACTAAGTTTAAATCAGCATCTAAATCAGCTAAAGTAGATGAGGAGTTAACAGGATAAATATCATTAGCAAGAACAATATATAAACCTTCAGCTAAATCATTATAAATTTCTTCGTATTCTGCAACTGTAAAGTTTTCAAATCTCCAAGAGTCTTCTGCAGTTGGTAATCCAACGCCTCCATTAGTTGCGTCTAAAATTGTAATTTCTCCACCAGGAAATTCATCATTATAAAAAGCATCAAGAGTTTGATAAACAGAAGTTGTAAGACCTTTCATTGCTGAAGTAATTACTGTTTCAGATAAACCAACTTGGTCAACGTCAACACCAATCATCTTAGCACCGGCTTCTTCTGCTTCTTTAGCAACAGAGAAAGCCACCGCTCCACCTGCTACAAAGATTACTTCTGTACCCAATTGATACATAGTTTCAGCTTTCGCTGCGTTTTCTGTAGTTGCGGCGAAATCACCAGTATAATGGTAATCAATAATAATTTGTTCAGTTAATCCTAAATCAACTGCTGCGGCTTCTGCACCTTGAGCAAATCCAATACCAAATCGGACAACTGCAGGAACTGCCATACCACCCATAAATCCTAGTTTTCTATAACCATCTGCAACTGCAGCATAACCTGCTAACCAACCAGATTCTTCTTCCGCATAAAGGATAGAAGCAACATTGTCTTCTAATCTAAATTCAGGTCCGTTTGGTCCTCCCCAGTTTCCGTCATTAGGAACTCCATCTAATAAAATAAATTTAGTATCTGGATATTCATCTTGAGCAAAAAAGATTGGAGTCTCAAATAAGAACCCAGGAGTAACTACAATATCTGCTCCGTTATCAATTGCCATTCCTATTGTTGATATATATTCGTCTGCGTTTACTTCTAATGGTTTATAGTATGAGTAAGTTTTATCAAATTCTTCTGCAAATTCAACTACACCTTCCCAAGAGCCTTGATTAAAAGACCCGTCGTCAATGTCGCCTACGTCTGTAACTAATGCGATTTCATATGTTTCTTGTGTGGCGCATGCCGCTAAAAGTAGAGGCAAGGCTAATAATGGTAATAATTTTTTATTCATGAATTCCTCCTTATGAATATTAGGCTGCTAATACTTCAGCCCAAGTACGAATTGGATTACTAGAACCCTTTTCATACATTCTTTTTAAGATGTCAGCAGTGACGTTATTAAGAGGATTGTCTTTGTGGATAATAGCAACAATGGCATCCCATGCTAATTGACCATATTGATCTAATGGTAATGCTTCCCCTGCTTGATTTAACTTTTCAGCTTCAGTAAATGGACGTGATGCAAAACCAACATCTTTACCAACAGGTTCATCTTTTTGTAAACCAACTGTACGTTTCCAACCATCGCTAGAACCAGTATGTTCGTGTTCTGCAATAAAGTTGCCGCAACGGGGTTTAAAAGAAGCAGTAACTGCTTTAGCTACTTTTTCAATTGAATCTGAACCACCAAAACGAATTGTAACGGCACTGTTATTTTGTTGACAAACTGGATATGTATCTTTAATATCGTCCCAACGTTCGTTGGCTTCAAGTGCTACAGCACCGGCACCAGCAATCGTTTCTTCACCTTCAATTGTTGTCATGAAAGTTACAAAAGCTTTAACTATTTGTTCAATTGTTTCATTTTCATAATCACCATCTGTTCTAGTTATCCAGTTAAATGGTCTTTTTAATCCGTAGGTATTGTCTAATACTGTTTCTTCACTTGCTTCAACATCATTAAAACGTAATCCTTTTACGTTATTATTTACTGAAGACAAAGAAACATATCCTATACCATACTTATCACTACTACTCATTGCTGTTAAAATTGCAGTATTATCAGCTGTAATGAAACCATCAGTAAGAAGAGTATCATTTTTTGCTGCGGGACCAAAACCTATACCATTCATAAAACCATCTCTAGTTCCTGAGCTAGTATCTCTTGTATATAATACAATCTTATTTGTATCTATAAAATTTACTAGTTGGCTACTTGTAGTCCCTTCTGAAGAATCACCTCCTGTTGGAGTATTTACGCACGACGCTAGTACTAATAACGGCAAGGCAACAGCTAATAGTCTTTTCTTCATCAATGTCCTCCATGAAATGTCTATGATGAATTGTGGACATTTCTATATTTAAACCAGCCTCTCCTTTTCCAAGAAAGCTGTGTTTAATATTATTTTAATAGTAGACTTCTTCGGGTTGGTAGCCGAGCTCGATGAGTTCGTACTCTTCCTTATTTACAGGTAGGGCGATAGGTATTTCATTTGACAGCTCCGAAGTTTCCAAAGATATTTCTATGTCGTAACTTGTCGAGTAGGACCAAGAATATGGGTACTGTTCGAAGCCAAGCTCGTCGGCATTAACACTTTCCGGGTTGTAGAACGACATTTCCCCGTCGTAAGAGTAGCCCGTTGACACGTCTATGTCTATTGTTAGGCTCTCTACTACGCTAGTGAGAAGGTCGACTGAAACCGATGCAAACATCCTATTGATTTGAAAACCAGCCACGGCATCAGCTACCCACTGGTCAAGTTGTTGGAGGTACTCTTCGTCGAAGTCTTCCCTGCTGTAGCCACCGAGGTACCCCGTCTCAAAAATTTGGACAAGGTCATCCTGAGTAGCCTCGTAGGTTATCGACAGCTTTGTGCCAGATATCTCGCTCTGGAGTAAATTATAATTGAACATCGGCAGAATTGAAGCTGCGAATGCCTCGATTTCTTCCTGAGTTAGAGGACCTCTCGGCTCCTGCTCCGGTTCTTCTTCTTCGCAAGGTGAGTTGCACTCAATCTCTTCAGTGCTTGGGTCGTCTAAGCACATCTTTATACAGACCTGCTGGTCGTTGCGACCTGGGAATAAGGGTAGAAGACCGCTCTCGATTATTTCCCTGGCGTTGAACCTGAGCTTTGACGGTCTATCGATGCCTTCTATATAGTAGTAGCTCCACGAGGGGGCGATTCCGCTGTGAGCAAAAACGAATGCGAAGCCTTCTGCGTCCGTTAGGTCGAGAAATACCTCTGAGCCGTCATAATAGGCGACGATTCTCTCGTTTTCAAATGCTGTTCTATACAATTCATACTGAGGTCCGGAATCGTATATTACTTCTGACTCGAAGTTGACTAGGTCAACCTCTGCGTAAATTTTAGCCTGGTCAGTGCCGAACCCCTCAGACCTCAGTAGTCCAGAGGCCTCGAAGTCGAAGATGTCTGTGTATTCTGCGCTCCAGTCGCCGAGAGTGTTTGACCAAGTACTAACTGTCCTTGAGTCGACAGATGCAACCGTCTCAGTCCTGGACGAGGATGTCGGCATCATCAGAGCCGAAAGAAACATCCTACTTGGTTCGTTTTGGGCCATCATGAGGACATCATTTGGTATCGATATTCCTCCCTCAGATGAGGAAGAGGACGGTGACGCACACGAAACCATAGTTAGTGTCACTAGAAAGGCAAATAGATTTTTATTTTTCATAGAATTCCTCCTAAAATGCCAAAATAAATATTAGGCATTTTTATTTTAAACAATATCTCCTTTTCCATTAGAGTTCTTGTTTTATTAACTAACCTTCGCAACTAGCGCAACCCTCACTCATAACTTTTTTACGAGAGAGTTCTTGCGCTTGACTCATACCAAATTGATAGTATAAAGTCTTGATACCCATGTCATGAGCGTAAAGCATAAGTGCGTTGATTTCTTTTACAGGCACATTTGCTGGCATCATAAGGTTTAATGATTGGGCTTGGTCGATATATTCTTGACGCACAGCAGCTTGGTCAATAATTGCATGTGGATTAATTTCCGCAAACGTTTTAAAGACTTCGCGCTCTTCTTGAGTCATGAATTTTAAATGTTGTACTGAGCCGTCTGCTTTTTGAATAGACTCCCAGATTTCGTCAGTGTCCTTATCATATTTTTTCAATAACTTTTTAAGGTATTGATTTTTAATTGTAGTTTTAGATTTAGCCAAGTCCTTCACATAGAAGTTAGAGAACTCTGGCTCAATAGATTGAGATACTTGACCTAAGATTGAAGATGAGCTTTTTGTAGGAGCAATAGCCATCAACGTTGTGTTGCGGCGACCATAGCCTTTTAATAGTTCTGGTTCCCCATACTTTACAGCTAGTTCAGCCGAAGCTTTATAAGTTCTTTCTTTTAAGGTTTTTGCAATCTCTAAATTCTTTTTAGCCGCACTACGACTTTCAAACGAAAGCATATTTGATTGAAGATATGAGTGCCAACCAAGAACACCAAGACCTAAGGCCCGATGATTGATAGCAAAGTTTCTTGCTCTCTTATGGTATTCTTTACCTTCTGTTTTATTAATAAATTCTGTGACGACTGTATCTAAGAAATAAGTAAGCGTTTCAATTGCATCTGTTTCTTTAATCTCTTCCCAGTGAAGTAAGTTAATCGAAGATAATACGCAAGTAAAAGTTTCATTTGGATTAGATGGCAATGCAATTTCAGAACACATATTACTAGCAAAGATTTTCATATCTTTATCTTTATAAATATCAGGTTTATTTTTATTCATATTGTCTGTAAATAAGATATATGGATAACCAATTTCACTTCTGCGCTGTAATACTTTTGCCCAGAGCTTTCTTGCATCCTTATCGCCAGCTTTTACGTTTTCTAAAAAAGCGTCTGTTACTGTGATACCGTGAGTAAGTCCCTGAATAGGGTTTCCTTCGGTGCCAATATCTAAGAACTCTTCTGCGTCTGGATGTTCAATAGGTAAATAGGCACTGAAGAAACCTCTACGCACGCTACCTTGGGAAACAACTGAAGCTAAAGTGTCATACATTTTCATAAAATGAACTGCGCCACTGGATTCTCCACTATTTTTAATTGGAGCTCCGCGTCCACGTAACTCACCAAAGTAGCCGGATGTTCCACCGCCACCTTTCATAAGCATACCATTCTCTGCATGTCCATATAAGATAGATTGCATATCGTCTTCAATGTAAGAACCGAAGCACGATACAGGCAATCCTCTTTGTATTCCATAGTTAGACCACACTGGTGAAGACAGCGAGAAAAATCCTCTACCCATATAGTCATAAAATTTATCCGCATAGCCTGGAATACCTAAATATTCTTCAGCTTTGTTTGCGATTTGTCTAATTCTTTCTTCTGGAGTTTGTCCTTCCAGTAAGTAGCCGCGTGACAAAAACTTGCGCGACTCTTTGTTTAACCATTCAAATGCCATATAAGCCTCCTAGAAAAGGTCGTCTTCAGTGAATGACTTAGTTTTCTTTGAATAAGCCGTGCTTCTTTTTACAAAGAAGTCCACATTTTTCGTACTTAACATTTCTTCTGCAAACCATGCAGTTTGTTTTACCATTTCGGTATTTACTTCAAATACATTTTCTAAACCAATCGCTCTCATAGCTTGATTAAATCTGTCTTTTACAAATTCTTTTACTACTGCTTTTGGTAAAAAGTCTAAATCAATATCTCCGTAGATCCAGTCAACAATTCCGGCTTCAGCCTCATATGCTTGTTTAACCAGTTCTATAACTTGATCTATCATAATTTCATTAAACCAACCTGTATTTTCTTGCTTAATAATATTTACAATATCAAATCCAAATTTTGCGTGAATATCTTCTTCTTTAGAAGTTGCTTCAACAGCATTTGAAATACCCTTCAAAACATTTTTATGTTTATTGAAAGACATCATAATTAAGAATTGAGAGAATAAAGAAACACTTTCAACAAACATAGAGAATAAAATAATGTTCTTAAAATAATCTTTATCATCAATAGGTGTTTGAATTGATTTGTCTAAATACTCTATACGCTTTTTGATAGCTGGAACTTGAATAAGTGTTTTAAACTCATCATTAAGTCCGGCTAATTCAAGAAGTGTTGAGTATGCGTCTGTGTGCCGCACCTCTGATTCAGCAAAAGTTACACCGACTGCTTGAATCTCGGGTTTCGGTAAACGGTCTCCAATCTTAGCCCAGAAGGTTTTTACTTGTAATTCAATTTGCGCGATGGCTAGCATTGCGTTCTTGATTATATTTGCTTCACCTTGGGTTAAGTTTACTTTTAAATCTTGTATATCACTTGAGTAATTAAACTCAGTATGAATCCAATATGAGTGACGAATTGCATTAACATATTCGATTAGCTCAGGGTATTCGTATGGTTTTAAATTTGCCCTCTTCTTAAATACGCTTTGCTTGTTTTGAAAGCGATATGTAATATATTCTCTTGCAAGGTCATGAAGGCCCTTACTCATAATAACATTTTCTACTATTCTGTGAATTTCATCAACATGAATAGTTTCTTTATTTTTTCCGCCAAGAATTTGAACAGTTGCCTCATTAGCAATAGCTTTTGGAATGATAGTATCTACCACTCCAATTTTCTTGAGTCCCCTTTGTATTGCGTTTTCAATTTTATACGCGTCAAAAGGAACAACGTTTCCGTTGCGTTTTGTGACTAACATTTTATACTTTCTCCGCAAAGAACTCTACAAGCTTTTGTTTTGTTTGTAAACCTGAAACACGACGATATTTTTTATCACCATCATAAAAATCAAGAGTTGGAATACTTAAAACATCATTATCTTCTGCTCTCTGTGTATGTTCATCAACATCAACCATTTCAATGTTATAGCCTTGAGCTTGTAACTCTTTTAAGATTGGTGTCAACATCTTGCAAGGGCCGCACCATGCGGCTTTAAATGCTACTAATTTTCTCATTTCGCTTCCTCCTTAGGCTTCATCACGAAGTCTAATTAATCGAGGATGTCGTATGCTGTCTGGGGTTAAGCTCATCCCGGTAAATACCGCGATTAACTTGCCCGCTTTCATTATTTCTGCAGCTTCAGGTGTACTTAAATACTCAGCATCTTCATCAGTGAGTCCACTTGTGATGTTCACTACTCTGCCTTCATAATTTACTGTAACTCCTGCTTTCCATCCTTTGGCGTACGCCTGTGTAATTACATTTCCATTCGGGTCTCTATATGTCCAATGAGGGTCGTCTCCTGTGTAATCTTTATTTGGTTCTACAAAAGCTACAACTGGTGATTCTATTTCTCCAAGTTCTCGCTTTACTTTAATACTATGCCAGGCTTTCGCACGGCCAATATTATAAGGTTCGTTTTTGTTAATCAAAATAATACCTTCTCCGCCATCGTCCCAAACGCTTTCTAATAAAACTTTTGCGTCAGAACCAACAAATGCTTTATGGGTATAAGTTGCTTTTTTAATCCAATCGCCGCCAATTCTATTCCAGAAGGGGTTTTGATAAACCTCTTGTCCATCATAGGCTAAGCAATCAAAAAAGTAAATGTGTAATTTATCTTCATCTTTTTCTTGTAGCGCGACTGCCTTATCATCTAAACATCTTAAAACAGAACCTACGTGGTTTGCATCTTTTTTAAAAGATGGGTAGCAAATTTCTCCAAGTAAAACTGTTCCAACAGGATAAAGACTTTTAATTTCATTAGTTATGTGCGGAACTTTTAGTTGGTACTCACCGTATGTATTAGTAACGACGCTAATACCGCGACTTTGAATAACCACACCAGTTTCGGCAATAATTACTCTAGCCCATACTCCGTCATGTTTAATCATAGGCAAATAGTTTGGATCTTTCATATACTTATCAATTTCAGCCTTTTTATTTTCTGGAAGCTTCCAGTATTTCCCAGGCTCCATATCAAAGAATTTTTTATAATCTAACATATTTTTCCTCCATATAAATAATTATATCATAGTCTATGTTGTTTTGCAATTAAAAGGCTAGCCTAAATTCATTATTTATAAATTCAATTTTTTTCTTATCGCAATGTTTTATATTGTTTAATAAAGTTTCGTAGTGACAAACTATTAATTTATCTTTAGCTCTTGTTAAACCTACATAAGCAACGTTTTTATCTTCTTCATTTTGAAGTTCAAAATCTACTAATAAAACATTTTTAAATTCAATGCCTTTAGCTTGGTGAATTGTTGTGGCATTTTTCAGACCAAGTTTTTGTAAAGTCTTTGCTTCAATATTTGTGCGGCAAAGAATTTGATAAGGATTGTTTTCTAGCTGGTCTTTAAATACTTCAGCTGGGTCAATTGTTGGTCCACCCGTTATCGCATCAAAGAAACGACCTCTGCGGTCTATAAAGATTTGGCATTCACCCTTCCCACTTCCTCTAATAGCTTTCATCTCGTTGGCATAATAATAAGTAGTTTTATTAATCCACCATTTATCCTGCACTTGATTTTTAAAACTTGAGGCAAAATCTAATATTGGTTGATAGCTTCTATAATTAATATCTAACTTATAACTCTTAAAATCTTCTAACTTGCTGAATATTTCTTTATTAGCTCCTCTAAAAATATAAATGGCTTGATCAGGGTCTCCAATAAAGAATTTTTTATCTGCAACAACTCTATCGAAAACTTCTAATTGAGTTGGGTCTACGTCTTGAAACTCATCTACAAATAAGGCACCGACTGTTATATACTCGTCATACTCCATCAGTAAATCTTTTAAGTAAAGTGGCAAGTCGGTAAAGTCGTATAAATATCTTGCTCTTTTATAATCTGTATATTTTTTATATATAGCATCGAATTTTGCCCGCACATTTTGGTGAAGGTCTGGATTGATTGTTCCCATCATATACATATAGCAGGAGTCTTCAAGCTTTTCGTGAACTTTATATTCTTCAATAAAAGGTTTAAGAATTACTCTAATCTTATCTTCTGCTAAAATTTTAACTCTAAACTTATATTTAAAAGATAATTTATTTAACTCAGACAAGCTCCAGCTGTGAATAGTAGCAACAGATAAGAGCTCGTTAGAAACAAATATCTTACTTTGTATATCTTCTGTTGCTTTTTTAGTAAAAGTAATTGCTACTACTGTCTTTGGATTTTCTTGTTCTAAATGCTTCTTAATCGCCGCAATCATTGTGTGAGTCTTACCAGATCCTGGCGAAGCGATAACTACGACTTGCGGCTCAACTGAATTAATAGCTTGTAATTGTTTTTCATTATAAAGCATTCAGGAACTCCACAAGCTGTTTTACATCTGTAAAATCTTTTTTAGCTTGATTTGATTTAATATAATTAAACGTTACTTTAGATTCTTTTAAATAACTATCTAATAAAGCTTCTTGCGCATCTAGTGCTATTTTATTTATCACATAAATTTCATTTGCCTTAACATTAGTGTGTGACATTCCAAAGTAAATAGTTGTTTTGTTTTGGTCTGTAATTGACTTAATGGTTCCAAACTCATTATACATATTGCCTAATGAAATTGAACTCGCGATAAGTCTTACTGTAAAGTTTTCTAAGTTGTATTTGCCATCTTTTAGCATAAACATAAGTGGAGAGATGATGTTATATTTTTTCATGTCTAAGTTCTTTTTTAAGAAGTCAAAATCCTTAACCATATCGGCTGAAAAAATGTTATCTAATACTACTATAGTTTTCATTTTCAACCCTCTCTTTTGCTTTCACTGCCAGTTCGTCGGCAAGATTATTATACTCATTATCTTTATGAGCTGATACTTTTAATATAGTTAATTTAGTTTGGACTTTAACTTTTTTATATAGGTCTAGTATTTTAACCCATAGCTCTTTATTTTTTACTGGCTCTTTAGTTGAGGCTATCCAGTTATTAGCTATCCATTTCTCATACCATTTTTGCTCAAAGCAATTATGTATATAAGAACTGTCTGTATATATGTTAACGAATTCATACTCTTTCATAAAAGATTGAAAATCTACTAACTCTAAAGCTTTTAAAAAAGCCGTCAATTCCATTTCGTTATTTGTCGTATGCATTTTATTGCCGTCAATAAAGATTGGTTCCCTGTCAGAGAGAATTGCTACTACAGCATATCCTCCGGGCCAAGGCATAAAAGCTCCTTGACTGCAAGCGCCGTCTGTGTATATTTCAATAGAATTCATATTAGGCAATAATACTTAGAATTGCTTTATCTTTTACATTAAAGAAAACTATATTAAACTTTTCAACAGGTAAATTATAGTTAACTAAATCTAAAGCATTTGCATCCATTAAAAACCCTTTATCAATACTTAACTGTCTAGGCACTGCAAGTATTTTTTCACCATGTTTAAACACTGTTTTATCTAGCTTTAGATTTAAAACAAATGCTGTTAAGAGTGGCGGAATCATAGGATCTAAATCCATATTTTTTAAATCTGTTTTAAATTCAAATACAACGTTATGGTCTTTATAATCAGATAAGTTTGCTGCAACTATTTTTGCCCGCATATCTTCATTAATTAATTTTGTAAAATCAAATATACTCATATCTAATTTATCTGCTAGTTCAAAATTAAATATAACTTTTGTATACTCTGTTTCTGTTGTCATCCTCAAATTCTTAAAATCAATTATGCGCATATAGCACCTCACTTGTTTTTTCTATAATATAATTGTAACATAACTTTTAACAAAACTCAAATCTTTGGAGAATAAAAAAGAAGGGTGTTTACCCCTCTTGTTTTTCGCTATTCTCGATTTTTTGCAGGAATGAAAATATAACTGCGGTAGCTATAGCATCAGAATGAGCATCGTGCTCATCGAATAATTTATAACCAGCCTCCTCAGCGACATTCGCTAGTGTTAATATACTTTCCCTGTTTAAAATACGGCGCGCATTCTTATATGTACAATAAGAATGGAGAGGTAATGTGTTTACTCCAAATTTTTTCAAGACTAATCGATCGTTCTGCGCCCCATGAGATACGAATAACATATCTTCGGGATTGTAGTTTGAGATTAATTGCGTGAAAGTTTTTATAAACTCTTCCTTGCTAATTCCATTCTCATTTAAGAACTCTGTTGTAAGACCAGTATACTTGACCGCATACTTGTCTACACTCGGCACTTTAATGTACCAGTTGAAATTTACTGCCAACTGATATATGTAATTTTTTTCGTCTACTAATTTAAATATGAGACCTGCACATTGAAGCACATTGTCTTTATCATATTCTATGTCAGCAACTAAAACATAAGGTTGTTTGATGTTTTTTAAATACATCAACATAAGCTAGAAAGCCTTCTTAAATGCGGGCTTAAATTGCTGCTTAGGCTTATAAGGTGCTGGACTTCCTGCTCTAACTGGTTTTGGTTCTTCAACTTTTATAACTACTGGTTTTGATTTTGCTACCAATACTTCATAAGGTTGTGACCACCCTGAAACTTGAACATATGGCTTTCTAAGATTTAATTCTTTACGAAGTTTATCTGTACTCATCTTAGCCATTTGAACTTCTGCTCTTAAGTCTGTTTTATCATATCGTCTTGGCATTTATTGTGTCCTCCTATAGAACAAATATTAATGTAATCGCGGCGGCGGATAGAATAAAAACAATAGCATGGAACCATAAACTGTCTCTTGTTTTGTCTGTTATATCAATCGCGGCTAATTCTCCGAAGTTTACACCTAAACTATCTTTACCAGTTTTTCTAGCACTTGTGATAATTGCTCTTATTACAAATGAATTTGTAAATACACCTGCTGAATATGCAGGTATAACCATAAACGCAAATGCGTACCAGTTTTGTTTAATAAATAATTCAATTTGTTCAAGATATGTTATTACAAGAACTGTTCCAACTACAACACCAATTAATAAAAGTATCAATAGCCATTTTTGCTTTAAAAAATTTAACATTAATTTTCCTCCAATAGTTTCTCTATTTTGCGGTAATTAAGCTCATGCTGCTCATTTGAGCAATCTGTTTTAAGAACTAAGTCCGCTATTTTTTCTATATCTTCAAATTGTATCTCATCATCTCTTAACCGCATCTCAAATCTAATTGGGTCATCTAATCTTTCGTGACCCCTGCGGCGAAGTTCTTCGCTATCGCTGTGAAGGTAAATAACCTTAACTTTATTTTTGCCAAGATGTTTAATAGCATTTTTTGCACCATCTTGATTTAATATTGCTAAGTTTATTTTATCATTATCAACTTCAGACTTGGTTAATCCGTAATACCATTTATCATCTGTATAGTCAGATAATCTGTAATCTGTTGTTTCAATAAAGAAGTTTTGTATCGCCATTGTAATAAATGAAACAGTTTCAAGAAAATGATACTGAAGATGATTTGTTTCACCTTGTCTCATCGGTCTTGTTGTATGGGAAACAGCTCTATGCCAAGAAGGATTTCTTTGCATAAGAGTTTCTCTATATGTATTCTTACCACTAGCAGTCTTGCCGCATAATATTAATAGCATACAATACCTCTTTATAAAAAAGAAGGGACTTTAACCCTCGAGGACGACTTTACGACTCTCGTTTTAATAGCTCCTAAAGCCATGTCAGTAGGAACCATCTCTGGCGGTTTCTCTTAAGTGCTTTCCGTGTTTGTCTCTTCTATCGAGAGAACTCAAACTCTTGTGACTAATAGGCTTGCGCCCTGAGTCTTCGCACCAGAATCATTCATATACACATATTATAACACATGTGTATTTGAAATACAAATTTTGGAACCACTACTTGTCTTCAGTGGTTGGTGCTGGTGCTTCGGCGGGTTTCCAGCTTTCCGCTAACTTATCATGCATTACTTGCAACCAGTTGAGATAGTATTGTTTAGCGATTTCAATTTCACCAAATACCATTCCTCTTGCCCGCATAATAATGTGACCGTTCTTATCTACTAATAATATAGCCTCACTTCCGTCATCTTGAAATACATTAAATACTTCAATTAGTTCTGTATCAAAAGCAAATGTTGTTTTAGGAACAAATACTTTTTGACCTTCTTTAAACTTAACAACTTCTGCTTTTTCTTTTTTTAAATCTGGCATAAATAGCCTCCTTATCTCTTAGTGAATGAAAATAAACCGATTAAGAATAACCCAATACTTGTTTGTAACATTTCAACATTGTTTTCTAAAAACTGTTCTGGGATTCCAGAAGCAGGATTTAGAACTTCAAATGTGATTAGTCCAAAAAATACAATACCTAATAAGCCCGTCAAAAAAAATCCTCTAGCAAGATTTGTTTGAATGATTGTTTCAGCTTTTTTAACTGGTTTTTTGACTACTACTTTCTTTTGTGGTATAACTTTCTTTACTTCTTCCATTTTAGTTCCTCCTTAGAACTGTTGTTCTTTCTTAACTCTAATTGAGAATAATCCTACGAGCATTGCGGCCAAGCTAATAAACTGTGCCGTTATGCTATTACCTTCCGCGATCCAATCCCTTAATAGTTCTTGAACTAATATCGTTCCTGGAATACCAACATCGGGTAACTGAAGAATTAAATCATTTAATAAATTCATATGCAACGCAGTAAATAACGCGGTGAATAATAAACCTGTAAAAAATAATCCAAATGCTTTCATCTTTACTTTTCCTCCGCGGTTTTACCCGCACTAATTTAATATGGTGGAGTCGAGGGGAATTGAACCCCTGTCCGAATAGCTATCCCATAAAAACATCTACATGCTTAGCTTCTTATATTATCTTATCATACTTTGAATAAAAAGTCAAAATTAAAGTATGAGCAAACTTATTATTCTTTAAGCGTGACTAGTTCAGCCGCACTCTCATATCTGGCTTTCTTTTCAGGGTTTGTCCCACCAGAGAGGACTCGCCCAGATAGCTCCTTCTAAATTAAGCTAATGCATATGCCATTGAAGGCGTATATGCAGGAATGTAACTGTTGTCAGTTATCTTGTTTTGGCTTTAAGGCACCACGCCGCATGCATTTCTACTAATCACTACCCGTCGAGACCATTACGACCCCATTAAACTAAAAAATTATTATGTAAATAAACTCCATCTTCTCTTTTTATATAATAAACTTTATAATCTCTAAGTGAGTTTAAATTTAATTCAACCAATCTTCCAAATCTGGATTTTCCTTCCATATCAAAATCTATATATCTTATTTCTCTGGTAGCTAGTTCCAGCTCTCCACCATAATACCATTGCTCATCGTATTCATCCCAATAATAAGTATCAACAGTTAATCTCATAAAACACCCTTAAGCCTGATAAAGCTTAACTTCTTCCTTTTTTATTTGCGCGTCAATATAATCTGAGAAGTCCCATTGATTTGTATTCATAGCTATAACTTTTAATTTTTTTAAGTTTTTAATCTTAAGTTCTTTTTTCTTTCTATTGTATTTGTATTCTTCATCTTGATTTAGTAATTTATATTTTCCATCAATAAGCTGACTATTACAGTACTTAATTGCAAACTCAATATCTTTTAATTTTTTTGGTATCATATCATTAAATGTTGTTTGATATTTATCATCTTTAATTTTTGCTAATATACCAAGAGCTTCTTTAAGCGCACTCTTTTCTTCTTGTAAGAAATCAAGAGCTAGGTGGTAATTTTCTTGTATCATCAATTCTTTAATAACATCACCTATGTCTTTAACAGATGCTATTGTGTAGGCAAATACTTTATCAACATCTAAATTATAGGACATTTAAATCAACTCCGGCTTCTCTTCCTGTCTTTAGCAATTTTCTAAAGCCCGCATAATCTGTGTAAATTTTTTCGCCGTCTATCATATATAAGGCGTATAACTTTGTTGCTTTGGAAATACCTACCCAAGCCCAAGTTGCGGCTTTTTGGATAGCGTTAATCATACTTAAATTTATTTCATCAGTATAATTGTTCCAGTAATTCACGTACTTGTGGTATGTTGCTAACTTTACTTTCATATTGCGCCTCCTTTAAACCCAATACTTTATAGTATCTATCTGTATCTTTGGGTGTTTTTAATTTTTCTCCAACATAATAGTTGCGGTAGGATTGTAATGGATTATTTGGTACGTGCCATTGAGTATCTGTGATTGCAACTAACATAGGTGTTGGTCCGATGTGCGGAATATTTTTAGGAGGATTTGAAAGTAATCCTGATAGCAATAATTCACTAGCGTGGCGTTTGCCATAACGTTGATAGTATTCTTCTGATAAAGCTATAAAATGTTGATATAACCACATATAGTTATCTACCGACTGCCGCACCCAAATACCAGAAGGGTGATTTAAGTGAGTGGATTTGTATAAAGTAGCGTCAACATATGGATCTGGATGATTCCATTTTTTAAGACGGGCACCAGACTTTGATAATTGAATAAACTCTTTACCATCTAGTGCACGATGTGCTGTTGATAATAATTGTGCTGACTCTAAAATCATTTTGACTACATGTTTGTCAGTCATTGCTTGTGCGGCGATAACTGGATCGGTGTGTATGTAAAAAATATTCATATTTATTTTACCTCTATACAATAATTATATCATAAAGTAAAATAAAAAACAAATTTTTACTAAACTATTTTTTTCTTAAATACGACTGTAAAAAAGAAGACAGTAATTATAAATACTAAAATAGACTCTAATGGTATTGGTAACATTTGAAAGGTCCATATTCCAGTTGCTGTTGCTAAAAACCAATGCTCACCTGTGATAATCCACATTGCGCCCATGATTAACCAAGGAGCACTAACTATTGCATTAGCAATAAGCCAAGATATCCATCCCCACCTATTCAGCAGGAGCTTTTTTAGTATTTCTAATTCCTTCACCTTTTCACCTTAATTTAAAAGGAGCTTTTTAGGGCTCCTTTAATTGTTTTTAATCACTTATTACTATGTTAATAAATCACTTAAAAAGTAAGCTAAATTTAATAAATATAGTTTATAGTTTTTGATAAAAGCTATTTCTTTTTCATATAAACCTTCAGAGTTTTTTGCTAATAGTTTATCTTCTACGATATTACATATATGTTTTAATTGAATAATGTTTGAAGGTAAATTATAATCGTCTATAGTGTTATATGTATCTATCAATCTTTCTTTCATATAGTTTGTTAGATGTTCTAAAATTTTTGTAGTTCTTTCATAGTTTGAGGTATTTACAATACCATCATATAAATAAGCATACATATCATTAAGAGAGTATGTTAATTCTTTTAATAAACTATCCGGCATATTTTTAGAGTCTTGATATAAGAAAATAGTTTTTACTTGTATGTCTTGTATATTTTCAATTAGGCTTCGTTCCCTATATTTTTGTATATCAACATACATTTATTCCCTACCCTGCTGTGTAATTGTGAGTAACGGTAACTTCCCACCACTCTTCAACAACTTCGCCTTTTGTTTTTTTGACTTTGTGGTTAACTTTGTAGCTAACTTCTCCATCATTCATAGCTTTGTGTTCATAAATTAAGTTGTCAGCTTCTTGTTCGCTGTCAGCACGTTTTACAAAAGTGTGTTTTAATAAATCTGCCATTTTTAGTCCTCCTCCTTTTCTTTAAGTGTTTGTAAGTCTACTGCAATGTAGCGGAAGAAGTCCGTTGCATGGCCGTAGTTAATATAAGTATATTTTGAGCTTTGCCATTGAGTAATATTACGACTCTTTGGTTCAACATCTTCTTGAGCTAATTCAACTAACTCAAACATACCGTTAGCATCCGTTATAGATACTTCATTAAATCCATCTCTATGGTTGCCTTTTTGTACTTTAAATACAATCATGATTTTTTCCTCCACTATAATAATTATAGCATAACTTATCTATCAAGTCAATTTTTAAATTCAAAGACCCCATAGAAAGCTTTTCCTGTAGCTCCGTTCTCGTTTATATAAGATACGTTGCCTTTTTTTCCTATCCACTTTTCAAGATTTTCTTGAGTAATCATTTGTGGATGTCCAATTTCTTGAGGTGTGTCTAACCACTCAAAAATTCTTAAACGTTTACCTGCTTTTTTAGCATTTTGAATAATAAGTTCTGGGTTTTCTGTATGCTGTAAACAATTGTAAATCCAAACTTCATCATAGCCGGTTTCATTTACTTCTTCGCCGCCAGCTTTTACATAAGCTATTCCATTATCTTGATATCTTTTAATTGTCCATTCTGGATAAGTAGATGGATCATAAACTTTAGAAAATTTAAATTCTTGATCTGCCATTTTTAATAGCATAGATACGGGTCCACCACCAATATCAATAATCTTTTGTTGCATGGCATATGGTGGATTGAAATAAAATTTATCATTATCTACTCCAAGGCCCATATACTTTGCATAGACTTTTTGTTTTTCTTCTTCACCTTTAGTATCTATACAATCTCCCCACCATCTTTGCTCCCAAATAAGTTTAGGTTCTTCGATGTAGTGAGAATGAGTTGTATACCAGCCTTTATCTTTTAAATCATAGATTTGTTTAAATACGGTATCATACATTTTTCCCACTGCATTTGTGCTGTATAGTCTGCGGGCACGATCTGCAATATATTTGCGGTCTAAAGTTTCAGCCGCAAGTATCCCTGTAATAAAGTCTCCTAATGTATGGCATCTAAAACCAGTCTTACCATGTTCAATTGTTTCTGGGAAAACACCATAGTCAGTTGTAACTACTGGGGTTCCACACATCATAGCCTCAACAGCTACGCCACCAAAAGGTTCTGTGTAAATTGTTGGCATAATTACTACTCTTGCATTTCTTAATAAATCACTTCTTTCTTTTTGACCAACAATAGCTCCTAAGAATTCCATATTTGGCGCCATAAAAGGAGTTGGGTCACCCATTCCTACTATTTTAATTTTCTCATTAAAATAGTTTGAAACTTCTCTAATTACTTCAAGTCCTTTACCTTCAAATACTCTACCTAAATAAAGTATATAATCGCCTTTATTATAATTAGGTTCCCAATCATTTCCATTATAATAGTTTGGAACAACCCATTCGTAAAATTTTCCTCTACGACCTTGTTGAGTTACTTCACCTTTATCATTTTTAATTTGGTCTTTGCCTTGATGATAGTGCATCCAGGCATAAGATTCAAAAACTCTAAATGCGCCAAAGTCTCCGGTATCATAACCAATACCTGTTTCTACGTGATAGGCTTCTGGAAATCTTGAAACAAGAATTGAATGAGAAGGACCAAAAGGGTGACAAACTATGTCATACTTTTTAATTCTTTTACCCACTTCTGGTACTAATCTATCTTGAAAGTTTTGCCACATTGGTGTTCCCATTGCCGCTAGCTTCATAAAGTTATCTACGGTCTTTGTATATTCTGCAACTTCTTCTTCTGTATAAATTTGAACTTGTTCGTCAGCTCCTGAAATACTTTTACCATTAGAGTATTCAATAACTTTATAACCTTGAGCCTGCATCATTTTAGCAAAGCGCAAAACTTTACCAGTGAAGGCACAGTGGTCGTAGTGGTGATTGGGAATTGTATGAAACAATCCAATCATATGTAATGTTGGTTTAGAGTAAGACATCAATATCATCCTCATCTGGTTTATGTAATTCACAAGCGGTCACAATATCGCCACTGACTGAATATGACTTACCATATCTACCGCATTCCATGCAGGTTTCATTTGCTATTTTTTTATATAATTTAATTATTCTATTCAAATCTTCTTTTGCTTCTTCAACAAATCCTGCGTGTTGCCATTTTAAAATGCCACCAAGACTAGATGCTGAAAGAACACGATAATTTTCAACACAATCATATTCATTTAAGACCTCATCAATTTCTGTAAGCATATCTTCTAAAAAGCCTTCCTTCCAGCCTTCTGGAAGTCCATCTAATTCGGTCCATGCTTCTTCATCATCTTCAAATTGTAAGTAATCATTAGACCAATCTTCGCGAGGATTTAACCAAGGAAATTGTTCAATCAATTCTCCGGGAGTTCTAAACATCATTTTTTACCACCTTCAGTTATATTTACAACCTTATTAATTAAAGGAAAAACTTCTGCAATAACTCTGGCACAAGCTTTCGCTACATCCATGTGTTCTTTTTGCGTTCCGTTGCCTGCTCTTAAATCAATATAGTGTACCCAACTACGAAGGGTTCCATTCATATAAAGACGAGTAACTGTATTACCTTCAGGCAATACTGCTCTCGCCTGCTCTTTAGCAATACCGTTAGAAATAGCCCAATCGTATGCGGCCCTTGCCGTTTCAATTACTTTCTTTTGTTGTAGCTCCCAATTTAAAGCTAAGTTAGCATCTGTTGTTACTACGCTATTTTGTCTATTGTTTGGATCTTGTAATCTTGCTTCTCTTAAAACAAAGTGAAGTTCTTTTGTTGGGTCTGCATAACGTTGTGAAAATTCTTGAAAAGAAAAGGAACGGTGCCGCACAATTTGATGCGCAATGTCACGAGTTGTTTCAATCTCAAGAACAATGTTTACCATTTCTAATGGTGACCAATGTTTGTTTTTAATTAAATACATAACTAACTTTTCTGCGGTCTCTGTATTGTATTGGTTTGCAGGATTTGAAACACGAGCGCAAAAAGCTATTAGATCTTGTGCTTCGTGTATACCCGCCTTAAACATATCTTCTGATGGTCTTGTATAACTTATTATATCTACTTTCATAATTAATACCCAATAAACTCTACTACTCTGCGTAACCACATAATTAAATCTTCATTACTCATATCTCTAATCCAAGCATGAATAGCCGCGTATTCTACGTCATAACGTTCTTCCCATAAATCTTCTCTTTCTATAAAGTCTGGATTTTCTTCTGTTCCAATATTTTCAAGATATTTTTCATTAAAATCATCTGGTAGATATTCGACATAATCCTCTGTGTCACATTCTTCATGAATGGTGCGCGCAAGTTCGTGTAAAGTAGAGTTAAAACTTTCTCTTGGATACTCGTTCCAAATGCGTTGAAACTCTGCCAATATTAAATAGTTTTCTTTTAATGTTTGAGATTCAAGTACATTGTCTCCAGCTACCGGATAAATTACATCAAGGTTTTTTTGGTCAAGCATTTTAGGTTCAATCTTAATACCTGTTTTTTGTTCATGCTCTTTTAAGTTATCCCAAAAGCGATGTCCCCAAGCTTCCATTTCTTCTGGAACTTCATATTCTAAAACCACTCTTTGAGTTTGAACTACTTGGACTTTCTTTGTTGCCATTATAATTCCTCCACTTTTTTAAGCTTCTTAGTTATCTTATTAACTAACTTAAGAGCTTCTTCATTTGTAATTTTATTACTAAGATATTTATAAATAATCTTAGCAATTTCTATTGCTTGTTTCTTTCCCGCACCTCTTGTGGTTATTGCTGCAAACCCAATTCGAACTCCAGAAGTTACACTTGGCTTCTCCGGATCTTTAGGTAGCATATTTTTATTAACTGTAATTTGAACTGCGTCTAATTTATTTTGAGCATCAACACCAGTTAGTCCAAAAGACTTCTTGGTATCCATTAGGAATAAATGATTCTCAGTATCTGTGACAACAGCTCCCAGCTTCTTTAGTGTATCTACAGCTGCTTTAGTATTTACTACTACTTGTTTTGCGTATTTCTTAAATGATTTATCAAGAGCTTCATGAAATGCTTGACCCTTCGCCGCAATAACATGCTCTAATGGTCCGCCTTGCATTCCTGGAAATGTGGCACTATTTACTTTTTTAATTATGTCTTCGCTATTTGTGAGAATCATACCTCCACGAGGACCACGAATTGTTTTATGAGTTGTGCTCGTTACGATATCTGCATATGGAAATGGGGTAGGATGAACTCCTGCTGCTATAAGACCTGAAATGTGAGCCATATCTACAAGGAAAATAGCCCCGATTTCTTTTGCAATTCTACCAAATCTTTCAAAGTCAATGATAAATGGGTAGGCACTGAACCCTGCAATAATCATATTTGGTTTTTCTTTTCTTGCTAGCTCTTCCATCGCCGCATAATCAATGCGACCTGTGTCGTCAATATGATAATGAATAAAATTATATGTCTTTCCACTAAAATTAACTGATGAGCCGTGAGTTAAATGACCACCCTCATCAAGAGAAAGAGACATAATTTTATCTCCTGTTTTTAATAGTGCGGCAAAAGCAATCATGTTAGCTGTGCTACCACTATGCGGCTGAAGATTTGCGAACTTACAATTATAAAGCTTGCAGGCCAAGGAGTTTGCCAGCTCTTCAAGCTGATCTACATACTCGCAACCACCATAGTATCTACGCCCAGGAAAACCTTCGGCATACTTATTGGTTAAAATAGAACCTGTGATTTCTCTAACTTTTTTAGAAGTAAAGTTTTCACTTGCGATTAGTTCAATATTATTATTTTGTCTTGCATTCTCTAATTCAAGAAGCTCATTTATTTTCTTCATTACTTATCGCCTTCAGTTTTAATAAGGTCTTCTTTTTCATTAAGCCAACCTTCAATCTCTTCGACTTTCCATTTAGCTGAATTATATTCTTCATCAACAACAAAAGTTTCATTATATAAAGACTCTAAGTCTTCGAGATAATCTTCAGCTTTATTAAATCTTTTTTCAATTTCATGCAAAGAGATTTCGTCAAAATAACTTTCTACAAAATCGTGAAGCTCACTGATTTTAGCAAGTATTTTTTCAGCAGATTCTAAGGCCACCTCATCTGCTCTGCTCATTTCTGGTGGGTTGATTCGTTGGTCTGGTGTATCATAGTAATTCATATTATTTTCCTCCATATACTGCTTTATTTGAACTTGGATCTTCCCAAGCTCTTTGGTTAATCCAATCTGAATTTAAAGACATAAAGTCGTCTTCAAACTTTAATACAAAATCTTTTTCTTCCATTTCATCATACTTAGGTAGCCACTCAAATCTTTCGTCTGTGCGTAAAGCAAAAGCAATTTCATAGGAGCCGAACATAACCCAAACATCTACTGAATAGTTATCTTCTAAAACCCATTCAATTTCATGACTGTAAGTATAGTTAGTATCATTTAAGTCTTTTAATTTCATTTATTTTTCTCCTATAATAATTCTACCTAAAAAAAGGTTGTAAATCAAATTTTTGATTCATAACCTTAAGGACTACCATGATGCGTAATAGAACCAAGTTTCTTGGGACGGATTATCTGTAAGCTCTCGCTTAATCAAGTCTGCAGTTCTTTTTAGGTCTCGGGAATACCAGTATTTATAACCAGTATCACCAAAGAAGAATCCGGATTGTGTAGGCAGTAGCTCTTCAGCCGCAGTAATATTTAATTTATATTCCACAGTTTCATCTACATTAATACCTTTATCAATATCAAAATAACTAATTTTTTCTATTTTAATTTTGTCTGAGAGAATTGTGTGAATCCGATCAAGTAGGTTCATTAAGTCTTGTCTATCAATATAATAATATCCAACCCCCTCCGCCCCATCTTTTGCTAATCTTCCATTATCACAAAAGAACTTATGAATAGCATTAGCTTTACGCCAATATATTACACCAGAATTGATGTCTTCATAAGCATCTGCAAAAGCTTCTTTGCTCATATCTTTCGAACGTTGTAAATACATATCTAATCCCATAATTATTTATCCTCCTGAATGTTTAATATTTTACTTTGTAGTTTTAATTTTTTATAAATTCTATCTACCGCGTCTTTATCAAATCGCAATTTAATAATTTCAAGACTATCCCAACCACACATAAAAAGAAATTCAATAGTTTCATTTGGTGAGGTTGCCTCTACCATATGGTCTAATAAATCATTAGCAAGTCTTTCGTAATCAAAGTAAATCATATTTGTTATCCTTACAATTCATCTATATATGTATGACCGAAATCATACCTACATTCTGCACATAAAACTCTCGGGTCATTACTATCACTATCTCCGCCGCAATAAGGGCATTCATTTTTAGTTTGACCCTTAATATAATTTGCGACATCAATTACAACTTTTTGTAAGTTCTCATTAACAGATTTCATGGTTTCTAATACTGCCATAACTTCATCTGTGTCTTGCCAACTATCGTCCCACTTATAACCATACTTTTCTATAATATATTTTGCTAACATTATTTTTTCTCTCTTTCAAATTTAGATGACATCCATGGTCCATTGGGAACCCTAAGTTCTGAAACTAATTCATATAAAGCATCAAGCAAAAGATTATTATATTTATCAAATAAATCCTCTTGCTCTTTTTTATACGCGGCTTCTTCTTGCTCTGTGACATAGGTGTATTTGAAATAGTCATCAATGTCTCTGCGAATTAAAGCTACACCAATAGACCATTCATTATCAATAATTACAATTTCAAAATGTTTATTAGATAATAAAACTCTACCATCACCAATCCATCTTTTTTCTTTTTCAAAGTGCGGGGAAAGAATAGACGAGTCTTGAAATTGTAAAAGCCAGTCATCAAAAAGTAGTGACTCCATATCGTAGTCACGCTCAGTGGTGTCGTTACCGTCTTCGTCTTGAACAAAAGCCTGGAAGTTATCATAATTTACATAATAGATTACTTCGTTGTCTGCTACTTGTGTGTTTCCTCGTCCCATAAGTTTCTCCTATTCGTTTTCTATAATTACTTTTGCGCCTAAGGCCAAGTTAATAAAGTCTTTCTTACTTAATAGTCTGGTATTCATAAGCTGATGCATCTTTTCTACAATGCGAGTTGCTTTTGTTTTACCAATCGTAAAAGATAGTGCTACTAACTCTATGTCTAATGCTTTTACTTGTTCGTCTGTAAGGTTCATATAAACTCCTTTATTTTTTTCTTATAATATAATTATAACACAAATTAAAAAGTACGGCAAGTTTTTGCCGCACTTAAAATATATTAGTTTCCGTTTCAATTACATGAATCGTAACTTTTTTACTTATGTTTGTTGTCGCATCTATGCCAATAAAGTTTTTATAAATAAACTTATATGGATTACCTGTTGAAATATTTAATGATTTGTTAAGCTTCTCTGCGTGCCAGTGACCAAAGATATAGATTTTATTTTTATCAAATAAATCTGCTCTATACTTTACCATTACTTCTGTGTGGTTCCAGTTATCAACAAACAACTTCCCATCATCTCTGGAAAAGAAACCTGCATGAGTTAGAACATAATTATCAATGTTAATGACAGGAATCATGCTTTGTAAAAACTCAATAATATTTGGATAGTTTTTTAACACCAAATTTTTTGCCGCAATATAATTTTCTAAGTTAGCAAATTTTACTTTTTCTCCTGCTAGTCCATCAATCGTTTTATCTAAACCATTATACCTTAAATTATGAAAGGCATCTACTACATTTAAGGTTAAAAAATCTAAAAGCATATCATCATGATTGCCACGAATAAGTTTGATACGGCCTTGCTCCTGCATAGCCATAAGGAATGCTAAGACGAATTCGTTTTGTGAACCACGGTCAAAGTAATCTCCAAGACCAATTAGGTAATGGTCTGGATTAGATATGTCAAAACCTGCTTCTTGTAAACTCGTTACAAGGGCATCGTATTCTCCGTGAATGTCGCTAAATAAAAAGTATTTCATAATTTTCTCCTATATTGGTGGACGCTGAGAGGTTTGAACTCCCGACCCTCGCCATGTAAAGGCGATGCTCTCCCTGCTGAGCTAAGCGTCCATCTTGGCCTCCCCGAAACGATTCGAACGTTTGACCTACAGATTAGAAGTCTGTTGCTCTATCCAGCTGAGCTACGGGGAGATTTATAAATCCCACTCATCTAAAGCCATTGACCATAGCATACTGTCCGCGACTTTTTTACCAAATTGTTTTTTTAGATTTTTGAAAGTGTTTTGCACTTCCCATTCTAATCCTTCTTTGGCCGCAATTTCCATTGCTTTGGCTCTGTCTAAATTTGCTCTCATAAAAGCACCTCCGTTTTTTCTTTGGAGCAGGTGATGGGAATCGAACCCACGGCTTCAGCTTGGAAGGCTGAGGTATTACCATTATACGACACCTGCATGGTGGACCCTCTAGGACTTGAACCTAGAACCCGCCGGTTATGAGCCGGATGCGCTAACCATTGCGCCAAGGGTCCCTTGGTTGCGGGAGTGGGATTTGAACCCACGGCCTCCGGGGTATGAACCCGACGAGCTACCACTGCTCCATCCCGCGATATATGGTGCCGGCTATAGGATTCAAACCTATGACCTACTGATTACAAATCAGTTGCTCTATCAACTGAGCTAAGTCGGCACTGAAATAAAAATAGTGTAAGATTTTTTTCTTACACTATAATTATAACACACTTTAAGTAAAAAGCAAATATTTAATTAACCTTTTTTATTTCTAGGTTTACTACCAGCTACTGCCATTTTTAATACACCTGCTTTATCTGCAGCTTTTTCTTCAGCTTCAATTAGTAAATCTTCAATTCTTTGAATAGCTGCTTTCACTAATCTTTCACCGGTAGCTCTCGCTGCTTGTACTTTTTCTTTATTGGCATCTATTATTGAAATATCTATTCCTTCTAAATCCATTGTTCCCTTAAGCTCTGATTTTAAAGAACCAAGTCTTTCTCTTATACCTTTTATGAAGGACTGTTGTAGTAATTCATAGCCTTGAACTTCTAATTTAATTTTTTGAATATCAACTAATTCTTTTTGTATTCTTGATGAATATCCTTTTAATTCGTTTTGTAATACATTACCTAATCTAACTGAAAGATTTTCATCGAACTCCCTCATCTTTCTTGATAGGTTTATTTTTATTGCACTTTCAGATTTACCATCTTTAATTAAATTATCTAATTCTGCCGCAACTATTTTATTTCTGTTTTCAGTAGAGAATGCTCCCTTACTACCTCTGGCTAATAAAACTTTATTTTTATCATCAGATTGAATAACAATATTATTTGTATCGTATGATAAATATTCAAAAAATGTACCAACTTCTTTATTACCAATATGGTCTTTAGTTCTCATATCTCCTTTAATATCTTGCTGACCCGGTCTTTCTAAGCCTAAAACCACTACAGCTTTTTTTAATACATCTAAAGTTAAATCATTATTAAAATAATTGGCTACAGGAGAAGATGGCATACCTAACCTTATAGATAAATCAAAAATTTCTTTTAACTTAATATATAAGTCTTCTTTACTTCTTTTTATTTTTTGTATGCCTGAAGCAAAACCTGAAGGTCTTGAATCAAGAACTGTTTGACTACCTTCATAAAGTGCAAAATATGCTGCCATAACCCACTCAGATATTCCTCTTTGGGTCATAATGGGTTGTTTTAAAGGACCGCCTTGTCCACCACCCGCGGTATTCACACCAGCTACAGGTGTCATTTGAGAACCTTTTTGCATAAGTGTTGGAAAATCTTCTTTATTATCTTGTAATGTAGTTAATGGGGCAGCTGCAGCTCCTTCTTTAATATACCATTCTTCCAATTCGCCAAGATCAAAATGACTTGCCACATCAATTATTTGTGGAGCTCTATACACATTTGTTAAAGTTCTTCTTGAAGAATAAAAACCATTATCAAATTCGTTTCTTGTAGCTTCTCTTAAGACTGTATGAAATACGTCTTTTAATGGAAGTCCCTTTTCATCTTTTGCTTCAAAGTGAGCCTGCATACGTTTTAATGTAGGCAACTGAATAGAAAGACCAAGATACATAAATCTAGCCTTATATCTGTTTGTTTCTTTACCTTTTACAATGTCAGACTCTTTTCTATTAGACATTTCTGAAGGGGGTAGAAGTTTTGTATCATAGATATTATCACTATAAGTCATTTCAAACTCCCAATTATAAATAACACCAAGCCCAAGTTCATTAACTTTGCTTAGTGTCTGTGTTCTTCTTACTTTTTCAGTCCTGCCATTAACCAACTCTGCAAAAGAGTTTAAGTTTCGGACACCAGCATTAGCTTTACTCACAATACCAGCTCCGCCGCGTTAAAGTGCGGCTCTTTTATAATCTACTTGTCTTTTTTTTCTTCTTCATCTTCTTCAAAGTGTTCTTCTATACTTTTTTCTAAATCAAAATCATCATCAAATACGTCTGTTTTTTTCTTCTTCTTTTTTGGTTTTTCATTGAACGCAACAGCAACGGCTATGGCCGCAGCTAATGGGTCTATTTTATTATCTGGCATTAAACCACCTCTCTTTGTTTTTAGAAAAACAACTTTGCAAATCCCACATTAAGACTTTTGCTTACATGAGAAACTTGCAAAATCGGAGCAGCGGGCCTAAGGAGATAGGATTACGCTGCTCTAATTAGTTATACCATTAGTATAACATACGGTTTGTAAATTGTCAATTTTTAATTTGACAGATTGTTGTTTTGTTTAGAAGGCTACTGCGCCGAACTTAAGAAAGTTATACATCATTTCTTTTGTTAAGACTAATACATCGGCTGGGAATGCTCCATCGGCAACTACATGAGTGCTGACAAAACCTTTATTGTTAAATTCATAGTAGTAGTTTTCAGCAAAGCCTTGTGGAGAAGTTTCAAATGCTCTACCCCATAAAGGAACTTTTGTATTAAACATAAAGCCAACTTGGTGAGCGATAAACATAAACACATCATACGCCGCCGCATCTTTGAAAGTGACACGACCTGTTTTTTCAAATTTCATTATTTTATAAAAGTCAGCATAAGAGAAGCTCTTTTGAACCACTGATAGTTTTTCATCAACGCTAAGGTCAGTAGCATTTGTTAGTGCTCCTTGATAAAGGTTAGCACCATCTTTAATAAGTTGTAATCGGTTCTTTGCTAAATAGAAGTAGCGTAAATACATTTCCGAGTTTACTCTTTCAAGATTATCAGAACCTGTGCCATCTGAAGTACCTGTTTGATTATACATCAGTCGTTGCATGCTTTGACTTCCGGCACTGCCTTCATAGCCAAGAACCATGTAATAAGGATATCTTACAGTGGCTCTTTTAACTGGATTATATTTTGAAGCAGTTGTATTATCAGACCAGTTAATTCCAATAGCTTCCATAAGTGTAGTAAAGATAGTAAACTCACGGAAGTTTGAAATCTTGCTTCTTTGAGTCGCTAATAAAACAACATCTTGATTAGTAATAATATTTGGTAATCTTTTAATTAAAGACATACCCGCATAAAAGTCATCTGCTTTGTGTTTCTTTACAAGATTATTACCAACTTCTAAATCAATACTACTTAAAACTTTCTTTACTAATTCAATATCTGTAAAACGAATTTCTTCAACATTAGTGTCTGCGCTTGTTCCGTTTTCTTCACCATCTGCTTCTTCGGCTTCTTCTGCTTGTGCTTGTTCTCTTTCTTCTTCTTCTCGTTTTGCTTCTTCGCGTTCTTCTTCAATTCTGTCGCGGCAACCTTCGCAGTAGTATGCTTCATTTTCTTCATCATAGTGTAAGTAGTCGTTGTGATGACGGTCATCGCAGCTTT